TTGAGGTTGGGTTAATTGTCCCAATTCCCACAGAATCGTTCACCACATCAATATGGAAAGTGTCCTCATCCACAGTCAAGTTTGAGCTGACATAGACATTACCAACGACATGAAGGTTTGAGGTTGGGTTAATTGTTCCAATTCCCACAGAATCATTCACCACATCAATATGGAAAGTGTCCTCATCCACAGTCAAGTTTGAGCTGACATAGACATTACCAACGACATGGAGATTTGCCGAAGGAGAAGTCGTTTTTATACCAACCTTATTCGCAGAGGAATCCACAAAAAGTGTGTCGGTACTGACAGTAAGATCACCTGTGATGTTTGTATTCCCAGTGACAACTAAAATATTTGATCCAAATTCATCTACGAAGAGGTTGGAACCCACATCTAGGGTGTGCATAGGATTTGTATTTAAAACACCAACATTGGCTTCAGTGTAAAGACGACCATATACATGGACGTTGATATCCTCAGATGTGAGAGGTACGATAGCGTTACTATAGGCGCTACTTTCTGTGAATCCTAATACAATTTCATTAGTCTCTTCTCTAAATCCTATAGTGACGTTTGAACCTGGACGACCCATGATAAGTCCTAAATCTAGGGTTGTATCCCCAGATGTATTATTTTTACCCAATTCAATAATAGCATCTTCGATGATGAGATTGTTACTTGTGATTACTGTTATACCACCTTTTACATCAAGATTTCCATTGATAGAAACACCACCCCCCACAACGAGGACATTCGAACCTGTATCATCGACATAGAGGTTTGAACCAACACTGAGAGTGTGTAGTGGATTTGTATTGACAATACCAACATTTGAATCGGTCACTAAAGAATTATGTGATGTATTATCGAAATACACAGTACTCACGTTAATTACGTTACCACGAATTGCCGCACCTTGGAGTGTGGTTTCAATAATATCGGTCGCCGCTTCACCAGATTCGGTAATCTCTTTTGTCTCTTTGTTGTACATTAAAAGAACGATGTTAGGATCATCATAATCTGCTCTCAAACGAATAGGTGAAATATAAATCGTATTAGCCGTGTTGGCGTTTATTGTTTCATTACTCGCATTGAAAACAATTGTATTTTCCGCCTGGTCATCGGTGGTATTTCTACCGAACCGAATTTTGGTAGACCTCTCGATCGTCGGTATATTCTTGACCATTTAATATAACATCGTATTTTAATTTGCGTACAAGAGACCAGCCATACCGTTCTCGATACGGAGGATGTTATAATTGACCGCATAGATAGGGTCGTTGATAGGTAAGTCTTCGCTCATGATCTTGGCTGAAGAGAGACGACTGAAATTGAGAGTCCCTGTGGGTTGGAGAGAACTTGTTGAGAGGCAGAAGCAATAGAGAAAGAAATCTGGGGAAGTCACAAAGTTTGTGTGATAATAACTCGTGACGTCTATAAAATGTGGTTTTCCCCATCTATAATTACTGACATCGAGGCCGTTTATGTTGAGTTTGACTTTATTCGTGGGTGAAGTGAGGGCACCTTCGACGGTGGTATCCGAGGAGGCGAGATACTTCACGGGGTGATTAAACGTGAGATCCTGAACGATGGTACCCGAGGCGATATTTTTCTGTACTTGTGTGATCAAGAGATCGTGTTTTCGCGAAGCGATGTTCCCACGCTCCTCATTGTCTAGGTAATAATAGTTGGCGTAGCACTCTACATTATAATTGGAAGCTGCGGTCGCCCAATGAATGCGAATCTCTACGTTATGGTAATTCAGCGCCACGAGAGGGATGGCACATTGAGGTCCCTCGCAGAAGAAGAAACGGAGGGGGTAAAAGTAGGAGCGTGCGCTCACACCGGGGTGTGTCCCGTTTGAACTTTTGGAAACGTTTTGCGCGAAGGTATCGATGGCAATCTTCTCAGTGAAGATGGCATCTTGGCTATCGATGAGAGACCCTCCGATGTAGAGTTCCACTTTATCGATGATCGTGTCCCACCTTTGAACGTCTAGGGCTTGGGTGGTATCATCTAGAGTGAAATAGACGTAGCCGAGAAGGTCGCCCGCACGTTCGAATTGAACGCTGGACATAGAATTGTTTTTCACTGCTCCATGGATGGTTTGTTTTTCGATGGACTGTGAAAAATTAGCATGTCTTTTGAATGTTGCACTAAAGAAAGATATCTCGGGGTTACCCATGATATATTCATCCTGGGCACCAATAGCGATCAATTGAACAATACCAGCAGACATGGTATACTACTTTAACGGGAGAAAATTACAAATTAGGTTTTCTACACACGAAACGAAGAACGAGGAAATTATCCTTCGCGGGAGTGGAAGGCACGATGGTGACGCCATCTTGATTCCTGATTGTCACCGTGAAACGATCGAGACGGCGAATAGGATCGATATATTGGATTGCGATTGGGTATTCATCCTTAAAGGTGACCGACGCACCCCCATCGGATACGAGACTCGCGAAAGAACCACGAAGCATACTCAGAGACGCCTGACCTTCGTACACATTAGAGGCCCTGTCATTAAAAATGGTATCCAGTTCCCTGATGGAGAGGTAACAGTGTTCCGTCGAAACATTCGAATTGATTCGGGCCGCGAGAAGACGACACTGTACAATATTTTTCAGGGGCTGCTGAAGATAGCAAGTAAAAGTGTTCGCACTGTCTTGTCCGATGGAATCGATCGTCACAGTGTGATACTCATAGTTGAGATCAGGAATAGTCTCAGTCGGTGAAGTGATGAGAGCCATTTATAGTTAGCTTAGATTAAAGATCCACCGATTCCATCCTCGATCGCGTAATTGGCATGATCAGACACAAACTTCTGGGCACCACACAGGCCACCTGGGGTCAGGGACCTGGTATAGGCGCTTCCATCCTTGTAACCGGGGGTGCATTCGAGCTTGTGCTCCAGATCGAAGATAGAACCCTCGCGGATGGGTGTAATTTTAATTGGCCTGGGTTGGTACTTACTGGCAGGGGGGCGGAACATCATGAGCACGAAAATGATAAACATCAAAACACCGATGGACGTGAGCGCGTTGCGGTTCGTCTTGTTGAGGTTGAACATTTATTATAGGCGTATATTTTTTTAAAGTGCGTTAAAGGTAATTTTTTAGTTTCCATATAGAGAGTAGATGGACGAGGAAATCGTACTCGACCGTGGAACCACGACTATCATGAAATTAGACGCTGATGAACAGGCACTCATGGATGAGATTCAGATTTCAGTACCTCGTCCCAAGCCTGTACCACGTCCCGCCCCGACGCGTGCGCAACCACCTCAACGACAGCAAGAGGCTATGGATGCTTTCGTGAATCCCCATAAACAGTCAGCGCCTCAGCAGCCCACCCAAGAAGAAGAAGAGATTGATTACGGTGAGGAGTTCTATGAGGAGGAGCTCATGGGTCCCGGTCCTCAGGAAGAGCAACCCTCCAAGGGGTACACGTCCATCGATGAGGAGAAGGCGGATCTTATCAATAAATTGGGGCGTCTGGAGAAGAAGGGGTTCGCCGTGAACAAGAGACTCAACGCCTACTCCAACGTGGATGAGCTTCGGTCAGAGGTGAAGCGAATCACGTACAGCATCGATGTGGAACAGTCTGTTCGCTTCTCTCGGCGTATGCTCGTCGCCTGTGTGACCGGTCTGGAGTTTCTCAATAAGAGGTACAACCCCTTCGAGATTCAACTAGAGGGGTGGTCTGAGTCTATCATGGAGAATGTCGATGACTATGATGGTGTCTTCGAGGAACTGTACGTGAAGTATCGCTCCAAGGTCAATGTCGCCCCAGAAATCAAGCTGATCATGATGTTGGGTGGTTCGGCGATGATGTTCCACTTGACCAACAGTATGTTCAAGTCTGTCATGCCCAACATGAACGATGTGATGAAACAGAACCCAGACTTGGTGAAGAATATGATGGCCGCTGTGCAGAACACGACAAGAAACACGAGTGGTCCCGCCACTGATGCGCCTGTGGGAGGAACTGGTAAATATGAAATGCAGGGTCCCGGTTTAGACATTTCCAGTCTGATGGGTGGGATCATGATGCCACCCCCACCACCTATGAACACCACGATGGGTGGTACTCAGGAGAGTGAAGATGATGACATGTCCGATATCGTATCCATCTCTGGTGACTCCACTGGCGGTGAGGTCAAGGAGGTGAATGTGAGTGCTTCCAAACCCAAGCGAACCAGGCGAAAAAAGAAGACGGAAATTAATCTCTAATTACTATATAAATGATAGCGTATTGTCCGCTGGAGGAACTGGAACCTCCTGTTCGACAGCAGAAGCCTGTCGTGAAAGAGGTGAAGCCTCTGATTGGTCTTGAAGAAACTGAATTGAATTATGTCATCATGGCGTTCATTGCCGGTGTCGTTATACTCGCCGTCTCTGATACCATCAGGGCATAAGTGTATGTATTATGTTTACCGTGGGGTATAGTCCCCCATAGTAAATTTAGTAATTGAAATCGTTTTTAAGAATTGTACTGGTCGTCGAATCTGGGTCATCCTCAGAAAATGTGCGCACAGCTGTGAATGCACCACCACGAGAAGACATGAGCTCCACCGAAATGTCATAGGAATAGGTTATACCACCACCAGATGCGATATTCTCTGTGTTCGGTTTGAGTATGATACCTGTTTTACCTGTTAAAATGGTAGGACTCCACGGGAATGCATTTACACCACCAAATATATTTTTAGTGCCGACGGCTATATCCACAGCAGATGTACTCCCATTGTGTGTTCCACCTTGTATCTCGAGTACCATAGTACTCATGTTACTCATTCCACTTCCCAAAGCTGTATCTACACGTCTAAAGATACACACGAGCTTTGCATAGAATGAAGCTGTACCGAAAACAAGCTGAACATCACTCGAGTTACCTTGCGTACGATTGAATGTGTAGGTGTATTTCTTTTGTGCAAATGTACTGGAGTTTGTGATGAAGCCACCGCCGACCTGTAAATTTGTGTTCGCCGTCTGACCATGCAAACCGATCGCGACTGCGTTACCG